TGACGATGTAAAATCGTCATCCCGGTGTTCTAGGGTCTGTAGAAAAGCCCGGAGATCCATACCGGGCTTTTCTAGTTTAGCCAAGCTCTATTACAATCTCAAATTTGCGTGTAAGGGGAAATTCTTCGGCTAGTATCTCTTTCATCCCTGATTCTAGCCTGTTGAGGGCTTTCCGGTTAATATGATCAGGATGTGCTCTAAGCACATAGGCAACGTGGGTCATGCTTTTGTATCCAGAAGCCTTCATAAGTTGTTCGTTGCTGACCCTAAAATAACCCTTGATTGCTCGAAGCGTAGCTGCACGGTCAGCCATCATTTGTTTGGCTGCTTTCATCATTTATCGTTGTTGGTTAGATAGCATAGTTATTATAGTAAATAATTACTACGAGAGTTGTTACGTGTTTGTGAAATCGTTACTTTATTCGCTGTAATGTGTAAGCATATCTACAGCCGTAGTTTGAATTAAATTGATAAGGATTCAAGATGGCAATTGGCGTAACTTCATTCCCGGTCCTGTGGGCCACCGCTTCAACTATAGCTGTATCAGGAAGCAGCGATGCTACATCAGATTCTTTGGCGATAACGGCCACCGTATTCCAAGCCCAAGTTGCCGTCAAAGCTGATCACAGCGGAACGCCGGGGGCAGCCGATTTCCTGGAAGCGTGGTTATTGCCGGAGCTTGGCACCTTTGGATTCGCTACCACTGTGCACGGACAGTTCATAGGACTCTTGGATATGAACATAGAAGATCCGGTAACGATAGTTGAGCCAATCAATATGCCGGTAACGAATGTGAAAGTGTATCTGCTCAACAATGCCGCAGAATCGGTAACAGGATCAGCACTCATTTTAGGCCAAACAGGATAATTAATCAGAACAGATCAAATGGCTACGAATACAGAAATACAAGGCTTGTTCATAAATCCGGATCTGATAATCCGGATTAAGTCGTCTATGGTGAAGGCTGCCAACACGATCCTAAAGAGTGAGGATACAGCCGACCCGCCTTATGATCAGGGTGCCGATGCAGCGGAGCAGAAAGCCTTGCATGAATTGCGCGTAGTATGGGCCGCGCAAGCGTTAGACAATGATGCTCGGATATCAAGAGCAATGTTGAAAGAGATACTAGCCGAAGAATTTCCCCTTACACGCAAATTTGAGATTGTAATAGAGCTTGGCTAAACTAGAAAAGCCCGGTATGGATCTCCGGGCTTTTCTACAGACCCTAGAACACCGGGATGACGATTTTACATCGTCACCCTACAAGTTCCAACAGACATAAGGTGCATTCCATGAATCCTCAAGATTTTGAAACCCAACTCAAAGCCGCAGAAGCAAACGTCGAAAATGAAATAAAGAACAATCTCAGCCGAGCTAGCGTCATCTCAAGACACCCCATGCGCCTACAAGTATGGGCACCCCATTACTGGAAGTTCTTCTCAGGAAGCACAAAGAAAAAGGCAAGGAAACTGGTAAACAATCTCGGGTGGGCCTTCGAAGAGCAAGATGAGCAGGAGAGGGACGAAGCCCGCTGGTATCTCAAAGCGAAATAAGAAAGGCTCGGCATAGACTCCGAGCCTTTCTACAGACCCTATAAGTTCCAACGAACAAAGGTGATATCATGGAGAACAAAGAAAACGCAGATAAGAGCATCGAGGAATACAACGAGTACCACGGTATCGGCACGGCTGACAGGAAAGAATACATCGCCGAAGGTGGAACTATGATAACACCAGCAGCCCACGAACCAACTCTGAGCATCGACGGCTTAATTGCCCACGTGCGACTTGTGCAAGAAGTACATAAGGCGGTGATGCAAGAAGGCGAGCACTATGGCAAGATACCGGGCACGACGAAAAACACGCTCTTCAAAAGTGGGGCAGAAAAGCTCTCGTTGACCTTCAAGCTATCACCGAGTTACGAGGTTAAGCGCGACGATCTCGAAGGTGGACACCGCGAGTATGAGATAATCTGCCTCCTTACACACCGACCCACAGGCGAGTTCATAGCCTCTGGCGTCGGGCTCTGCTCATCGATGGAATCAAAGTATCGCTACCGCACGGCAGCGCTCGCCTGCCCCTCTTGCGGCCAGGATACTATCATCAAGGGCAAGGAAGAATATGGGGGCGGCTGGCTCTGCTTTGCGAAGAAGGGCGGTTGTGGCGCAAAGTACAAGGATAACGACCCAGTAATCACGGAGCAGCCGCGTGGCCAGGTAGAGAATGAAGACATAGCAGACATTTTCAACACGATCCTTAAGATGGCAAAGAAACGCGCCCATGTTGACGCCATCCTAACAGCTACGGCAGCCAGCGACATTTTCACCCAGGACATTGGTGACGACGAAACACCGGACAAGACAGAGAGGCCGCATAAACCGGCACCGGAAAAGAAACAAACGGAAGTGGAGCAGAAAACGGGCGAAAAACTGCTAACCCTAACCTACAAGCAGCGGATCAAGAACCTTGAGGGATATCTAAAAACTGTATTAGAAGTCGAATGGAGAAATGAACCAGAGGGCGACAGAAGAATAAATCGTACTATAGAACAAATAGGGCAATGGGAATCAGAGCCACAAAAAAAGAAAGGCCTTGCACTTGTAGAAGAGCTTACCAAGGAGTACTATGATAAGCGGTACGAGCCGCTTCGCGCCGAGCTTTCTAAGATTGCCACCAGCGCAAAGAACCAAGATGACTTCTACGAGTCGGTGAACATCGTAAGCGCTTCGCTTGACGGATGGCCCGGATTTGCATATGAGAAGGGAATGCACATCATCCACGACTTCTGCAAGATATCAGAATGGACCGATGAGCAGCGGGAAGAGGACAAGAAACCGATTGATCCTGATAATCCCTTGGACGTGTAAAGATGAAGAATCTCAAGCAAGACAAGCATCCGCAAACGGGTTACTGGTACCGATTCTATCAGACTTATTGCGTTCTATGCGGCCATACAGAATCCTCGAAAGAACGCGTCTACGATATTCCTAAACCCGATTCATGGCTTAAGCGACATGATGAACAGGAGACAGCTTGCGGATATCATTTTATTTAAGCCACCAAACCAATGATATCAAGAATCCCATCGCCGTATAGAATAGGGAAAGGGGAAGGCCCGCAAGCTTTCCCCTTTCCGTAACCCAACCCAAAAATAGTTGCATAGACAATAATAGAGGCAATTTTCTCACCAATCACCATAATACAATGATAAGCAAATCTAACGATACACGCAATCCTTTAGACCCTAAAGTAATCGCATCCCTACAAGCCGAATACATTCAAGAGCATATCGACAGCAAGATTGCGAAGGGGCAAAAGCTAACAGGAAAGGAAGCAATTCTTGATCTAAATGATCTTTACCAGCAGAAAATAGATCCAACTCAGCGTGGCCTTGCAGCTCGGTGGAGCTGGAATCAAACTGCTGTCTTTCGGTTTATCAAAGCAGAATGGAAGGATCTATATGAACGGGCTCAATGGACGTATAAGATCCTTCAATCTGAATCAGGTGATGAATCAAATCTGAATCAAGAATCGCCCAAATCTGATCAGGATGAGCACATTTCAGAGGAAAGTGAATCAAGCTTGAATCAAGGTGAATCAAGAATCGATGATTCCAGCCTAAAATCAAAGATCGTTGAATCAAGCGAAGTTATCCACAATCCCCCTGATAAAGAATTTTCCCCCATAATAGATATAATACCCCCCTTAAAAGAAATTAACCCCCTGAAAGAAACAAATCTTACAGATTTGCAAAGAAACTCAGCTATCCACATCAACGAGCCAAGGCCACCAACGGAAAACCCCTTCGAAATCGCAGAGGCTCGGTGCTACTTCGAGCACCGGTTAGAATCTTCTGGTAGAGACAAAATTCACGCTGAGGACTTGGCAGAAACATTTTTCTGGTACTGGCACGGCAACGACTTCACGGCCCGGCAAAAATACGGCGATAGCAAGCTGATTACCTCGAAGTGCTGGAAGCGCTATGCCGCTACGTGGTATCGGAACTCCAAGCTCTACGATGCTGATATGAAAGTGCCAGTTCTTCGGGCTGTGCCTGAAATCCGGTCTCTACGGGACAAAGTTGCTCTATCCGCTAGAGGGTCATCATCCAATCAATCAAGCACAGACGATGGAACAGACAAATACACATCAGGAAAATGGGGATGGCTCGTCGAGGGAGATCATTGCCTTGAAAAATACGGCCTGGGCGGAAGTGATGAAACTGGCAGGGATTCCACCACGGTTTCAGGAAGCTCACATATCCAATAATTGCGGCATATACGCTACCGTTGATGGTAATCGGCTCGCCTATAGCCAGGGAAAAGAATTTGCCAAATCCGGGAAAGTAAAGCAGCGCGAACAGGAAAGGGTTGCATTTTTTCTCTGTGGCGGGTTTGGCGTCGGTAAAACATGGTTAGCAACAGCCATATTCAAAGAATTGCTCCACAGAGGCAATGGCGGCATATGGTGTAAATTTTATGGGCTTATCCGGGAAATCCAATCATGCTACAATGCTGCCAGCAAAACAACCACTGATGCTGTGGTCAAGAAATATCAACATACACCCCTGCTGTTGATAGATGACGTTGGAGACATGACTGTAAGCACAGAGACGGAAGATCGAAGAAGGCTTCTCTACGAGGTAATAGATACCAGAAATGATTACTTCTTACCTACAATCATCACTACGAATCTTTCGTCGCATCAGCTTGAAAAGCAGTTTACTGAGCGTACTTTTCAACGTATTCTCGAAATGTCGGCCATCTATAAAATGGATGGTGATAATATGAGGCTCTAACATGGAACAGACACTCAACGCAGCTTAGACGATGAAACCACTGTTTTTCCTGGGCATTGACCCCGGCGTCAAGACTGGCCTTGCTGTCTGGAATGTTGAAGAACAAGACTTTGAGGCCCTATGCACAAGTGACTTTTGGGCCGTTTATGATGAAGTGATGCTCCATGACACCAAAGAAGTTGTTATCATCATAGAAGACCCTGGACGCATCTCTAAAACGTGGCATGCCGCATCCAGCAAATCAGTAGCGGCTGAGATAGGACGGCGCGTAGGAGCTAACTGCGAGCAAGCCAGGCTGCTAATAGAACGGTTTACTGAGCTTGGCTATACAGTTCACAGCTATGTGCCAACCGGAAAGACTAAACGCGGCGGAGCATGGAAGAAATCAAAGGAAGCAGCCAAGCACTTTAAGGACATAACAGGCTACGAAGGCAGGACCAACGAGCATACCCGTGATGCGGGAATGATGGTTTATGGCTTGAGCCATTACTAACACAAACAGACAAGAGAACAGACATGAGCAGAAGCTTAAAATTACTTCCCTTTGACGGCCCCGATTTCTCGCATACAGTCTTATGGGTTGATGACACCAACGGTATGTATGATGCAATAAACGATATTCAACACAGACGTGGCAGGCCCGTTTGTGACGGATTTAGCTCTTATTTGGGGTATGATACTGAAGAAGAAGAATCAACCTATGGAATAACGGAGCTTACCGGATATGTCAAGAGGGTGCAAACACTTCAGGTTAGGGACCTGTTAGACATAGATACAAGACTTTGCCCTCATAATGCTGCTATAATAGCTTATCTAGACGCGCTTCCTGTAGATACGGAAATAGCCCTTTATTGGGACTAACCCAAATGTAACATCTATGTAACAGTAAAATATTACTGCAACACCCATGCATCAGAATCGTATATTAGATAGGTGCCAGATACCAACCAGACGGAGCAAACGATGAGATATTTCGAGACACAAGCCGAAGCAGACGCCCACGACAAAGCACTTCAGGAAGAAGCAACCATGATTTGTGGTGAATACATCGATGATGGTAGTCTGTACATGGATTACTTCGAGCTTTTCGACGTGGAGAATGATTACTCATACGAAGATGATCCTGCTGACAACTTGAAGGAACTGCACGCCGATGCTCTAGCCGGTTCCATCTGGGCTAAATCAATCGAAGATATTCGCTTTGTACCCAGCTCGGTACAACCCGGCGCAGTATGGGCCATCTCATTCTAAACCAAAAGGCACGACGATGACACCAATAACCGCTGACGATTGCGATGCCACATTTGAGCAGTTTGGCATTCAGATACACCCCGATACGCAAAGCTCGGAGCATTTTTCATACGAGGTTTGGCGGCTTGACCCGCCTTACGAACAAGTCGGTTATGGTGATACCTCGGATTATATCGGCGCTAGAAATGGCGGCCTTTATGACGCTAGAAAAGTTGGTCAGAAACCCGCTATGCAACTGCGCGACAAGAAGTATCACGAAGAACAGGCTGAGTACTACCGACGAGGACTAGAGGAGCAGAAAGAGTTCAGTGACCTCAGAGATAAAAGATATGACGTGTAGCCCATAGCTAACCATTGTCTACAATAGAGACAAACAGACAGGCCCTAAGATGAACGAACCTGCAATACGGATCACGGCTTATGATTGCGATGAAGTTATTGAATTCATCGGCATTCGACTCTTCTACTTTGACGAAGACAAGAATATATTTCCCTACGAATGTTGGTCTCTACGTGCACCGTACCGCAAGATAGCAGAAGGCGGAGCATCGACACGCATAAGAGCTTTGATGTATGCCAGACTAGAAGCCAGGGAGTATATCGCCGAAGCACATCAGAAGGCTTCAGAATACGACGGCTAGGCTTCATGCGGGGGCTTCGGCCCCCTTCTTCTTGTCAATCACCAGACCTTAGAACGCAAAACCATGAGTGAAGATAAAAGAACTATTGCTGATGTTAGAACGCAGCTTAATAGAGTCAGCGCCTTGTCAACACATCTCAGAGTCAAAGGTCGTCATACGTGGGCTGATGAGATGGATGACATAGAAGTTGCCCTCCGAGCTTCCATCCAAACCCTTCTAGCCGAACACGCCGCAGAGCTTGAGTTAATGAAGGAACAGCAAGCCGAGGTAAAGCCATGAGAAACCACTTCAGCCTACTCAACATATTCATTCGCCGCATCTTTATATCGTGGCTTGAGCCGGGGCTAGGATTCCCCGGCTTGGTGATAGAAACCGCAAAGCTCATTACAAGCATAGAGGAGCAACTTGTAGATATTAGGCTAGAAGCAGGGCTTCTGAAGGGACGATACTATACCCTACTAGAACAGGTAAAAGACGAGACAAAGGAAAGGAAAGCGGATTGTGATCGTATCGCTACTCATGTAGATGAAGGCCAAGAAATGATAGATACGAACACGAGAGTTGTCCTAGACATGGAACAGTCATTAAAGCACACGCAAGACATGGTTAATGCCTGGGCGGACCGGCTACAGAAGATTGATAATTTTGTACAGGATCTTAAACACGCCAAACCCCAAGAATAATGAGCATTGTAACCATTTAGCAAAGATCATAAGTAGTAAGTATTTACTGCAACTCATATCCATCAATTCCGTATATAAGGATATACAGACCGTGAACAAACAGACCCTAAGAAGATGGAAACTCCAGCATACGAATCCGACACAGCCAGGAAAGCTTTCGAGCTTATCACGAGCGCTGATGCGGTAGTCACAGTCTATTTCATCAAGAGATCAACGGATACGGTTCGCCGCATGGTTTGCATATACGACCCTACGCGGAAACTGAGATTCGACCCTACAAAGCGGCAACTGCTTCCCGTCTTTGATGTGGAAGTTGGCGATTACAGGTTTATCTCCCTTGACCGGGTGCTTTCGATAGTTATCAGCGGCGAGCGGCGCCGTGTAGGAACCTTCGGCCCTAGCGATATGGCAGTGGAGATATCCGAAGGGTTTTACAACGAGGGTCTCACAAGCACTTCTCTTAAGCACGGCGACTCAATCGAGCGCCGCAGCAAGATGGAAGAGATTGCGGATATGTTTAGCTATCCCGAAGAAGAATTACAAGGCTAAGAAGAGCAATGACCAAAAACGAAAGATCCCTTCTGCTATTCTTCGAGTGCTGTGCCGTTGATTTCAATGGCCGGGTTGATCTCAGAAGGATGAATGAAGATGATATTGCTACCGCAAAGCGATGGAATGAAGAAGGCTTCGTGCTTTTTGGGCGTGTAATCTTTAACGACGTTGTAAAGAGTTACACGCATTGGTGTGAATTATCGAACGATGCGTGGAAACTAGTTCCTACACTTCGTTATCAACGAGCACAGGTAGCGCTTCATAATAGATCATATAAACGCACATCTGAATAAACAGATCGGAATTATGAAAGTCATCATTGCAGGCTCTAGATCAATCACGGATTACGATATCGTTACAAGTATCATTGAAAGAAGCCACCAAGATTTAGAACATAGGCTTCGAGTTGCTATCTCATTTTCCGAAGTTATCTACGGCGATGCTATCGGGGTTGATAAACTTGCTAAAAGATGGGCAATATTTAATAATATCCCTCATAAGCCATTTAAACCTAATTATTGGGCATACGGCAGGTATAAGGCTCCTAAAATCCGAAATACAGAAATGGCTAAATATGTCTCAAAACCTTATGGCGCTCTCATTGCTATCTGGAACGGCAAGATTCCAAGTGGAACAGGCGACATGATCTTGAAGGCTCACAAATACGGCCTATACGTTGTTGTATCTATTTATGACCCTAGTTCAAACGGTGGATGACTATGAACCTGACCTGGATATCTGATACGGACAAACATCAAACGCTCTACGAGGATGAGGCGGGTGTGAGATATCGATATACATACGTTGTAATCCGCGAAGGAGATGATCGAGTCGTAGGCGCTCTGTGGCATGTCAGAGAACCCTCATTCCGTGGTACGGTCTGGTGGGAGGAACTCGGCGAGGATGCCTCGGAATGCCTTATCAAAATGGTAACCAAAGGAGCAGGCTGAAGATGAATACACAAAAACGACCCTGGACGCTTAAAGAGATTGCCTTCTTGATATTCGTCGTTGCTCTTGTTGTACTGGTTGCCCTATTGGTGATGGGAACAGCGCCACAGGTAGGGCAACCAGAGCAAGATATCACCGGCTATATCACCGGTATCATTGCCAGCCTATTGATCATAGGCGCAGGCATATACATCATCCGCAGACAACGCCGCGCCGCAAAAGGAGACTTTAAATCATACCGGCCACCGAAAAGGAGGAAAAGATAACCATCGGTGATGAGCGAGCCAATATTGAACAGATATCCAAGACAACAAAGCGAGCCTAAGTAAAAAAGATAACCAATCAGGCCTAGCGTGCCATAAATAGCCAGATATCCAGCCTCGCCAAGCGAGCCACAATGTAAGAGATATCCGATACGATGTAGCGTGCCACACACAACAAGTTAACCACCCTTACTTAGCGAGCCAGAAACAACCGGATAACCAGTCATTATGAGCGAGTCAAAAGAATCTATATACCCATTGAGTAGAAGCGAGCCATAGTGGGTGAGATAACCATTGCTTAATAGCGAGCCAAACAACCTAGTTAACCCAAACGGACAAGCAATATGGAATCTACAACAGACCATAACATTGTACTACTCCGCACAATGTGCCGGGGTAACTACGACCTTCAAGGCGAGAGAATCAGAGCCGGGAATAGGCTCTGTACCAATTTCCGTTGGAAACTCGGAATGTTGCCGGATGAAGCAGATAAAGACCTTCCTCCTGATGAAGCCAGAGCCAAGCGGGATAAGGAGAATAAGAAGATAATGAAGACCCTGAAAGACGCTTATAAGCTGATAACGGAAGGGGTAATCAATATCAGCAAGGCAAAGAAGTTTGCGTACGATGGGGTAATATCGGATTACGTTGAACTAGCAATGGTAGATCAGTACATGCGGATGATGAAACTTGAGGAGCGTGGCTTCCGGCAGCTTACCGAAGTATTGGAAAGGATACCGATCTACACCGAATTCCTAGAAGGAGTTAGGGGTTGCGGCCCGACCATGTCATCGGTGATTATATCGGAAATCGATATTACTAAAGCCAAGTATGCATCGTCTCTATGGATGTATTGCGGCCTTGACGTTGCACCGGATGGCAAGGGTAGATCAAGCAGGAAGGAGCACCTTATTGATAAGGAATATATCAACAAACAAGGGGAAGCAGATATCCGTAAGAGCCTGACGCATAAGCGGTTCCTCAAGACAAAGCTAGTGGGCAAGGAATGCTTCGGCGATTGCCTTATCAAAGCTAGGAGCGTTCCGTATTACGATATCTATGCCGGGTACAAGAACCGCATTCTAAACATGGAGGCTCACAAAGAAAAGAAGCCTGCACACGTACACAATATGGCGAAGCGGTACATGGTCAAGCAATTCCTGGTGCATCTGTATGAAGCATGGAGGCCATTGGAGGGGCTGCCATGTTACACGCCATATGCAGAAGCAAAGCTAGACATGGAGCCACATAATTCGGGGAGATAAGCCATGCCGAAAAAGATAACCATACCTCCAAAGCGAGCCGGGTAGCGCTAGATATCCACACTCTGCAAACGAGCCAGAAGCACAAAGATAACCAGATGATTATAGCGAGCCAGTAGATGCCAGATAACCACACCCAATTAGCGAGCCATAGATTCCTAGATAACCAATTGTCTGAAGCGGGCCTAAGTAGCTAAGATATCCATGAATAAGAAGCGAGCCTAGTCTACAATGATAACCAAGTACTTCTAGCGAGCCACCCCAATATAGATAACCCTGTCACCGAAGCGAGCCAGAAACTACCAGATAACCAGTCATTCTTTGCGAGCCACGCTTTGATAGATATCCAAATGGGAGTAGCGAGCCACGTTGAAATAGATAACCAGACACAGTGAGCGAGCCTAATTAATTAAGATATCCCTCAGAAACAAGCGAGCCACACGGGACGAGATAACCACAAGGAAACAGCGAGCCAAGGGCAGTTAGATAACCAAATCCATCGAGCGCTATGATAAAGGAAAAGATAAAAGTGTGCCGGTGAGACCTTCCCAGGAGCCACCGGCACAACCCCCACTAATACAAAGGCATCATGCGATGCTTCACATAAGTTAAGGAACCATGAAAGAAGAAGCCAAGGACGATGGATACCAAGCTTGAAGACCTTATTGCCAGAGATTCCGAGATATTACTCGACCTATACGGGACGATTGAGAACCTTGGCTATAGGTATGCCTATGTGGTGGGCGATCCCGATCCGATAGCAATGGCATTCAACATCCGTAATTGGCTATACCGAATTAGAATAAATCCTTCGTGGCAAGGGTGGGCCATCTTAGTTGGTCTTATAGCACTGAGGCCGCAACTCATCAGCGTAGACCTTGAATTCAACGTCTACGAGCACCCGAAGACAGAGGATCACCGGCATTCCATGAGAGCAACGCTATGGCATCCAGATCCGGAAAGCCATAGCAAGCTGCTAGATGAAGGATATGTTCTCGTAGCAGTCTTACAGGCAACATCCAAACATGATGCGGTTGAACTATTCAAGAATGGCACAGCATAGTTACAAAATAGTAACAGTTTACTGCTTGGACATATTGTACCTTTAATCTCAACAATCAGAGAATCAGCACCACAATGAGAATTTTAACCCTTTCTATTCTGGTAGTACTCATCGGCTGTGTAACATATGATCCGGTAATAGTTGTGATAGAGGAAGTAATTCCTGACGTGAGCGCATGGAAATGTTACTCACGTTGGCAAACCAGAATGCGTACAACAGACGGCAGGATATTTATCAAGTGCAACAAATGGGGGATGCCTGATGATACTTTGCATGGTCATATTGTACATGGGTCTCTCGCCACACCATCAGTTGTATTTGGCCGGAAGCCGTTAAACACAGAACAATGACAAAACTAGATATAGCGATTATAATAGGGACAACCATTTTAGCACTCCTCTCCCTCTACTACATCGGTCAGTCTACCAACAAAGAGGCTGGCATGATAGTAGGAATTGCAATATTGATCATTGAGATAGAGTTGTTTATAGTCGTCTATCGCATATGGTTACGCCAAATTGGTGCAATTTGATTTCTCGTGAGGAGAGGCCGGGTCATGTAGTTTAGGTGTATTTACCTCCATCTAGCTCGGCCATTACCGGCGCTTTAGAGCGCACATGGCCCGGTGATATTCTATGCGGATAGAAAATCCGCTACAGACCTAGAACAACATGGCAACTCTATACGAGGTTTATAAGCATGAAAGGAAAGATGTGGCTATTTCACAAGATCAATAATGCTATCAAGAAAGCTCTTAAGAATTGGCTATTCGGAAAACTTGATAGCGTCGTCACTCCCGGCACTATCATCGAGGCTGGATCAGAAGCCGAGCTTGAGATCCGCATGAAACTGGCAAGCATGGGGCTAAGGATTAAGCGGCACCAAGATTTGATCAATAAGATATATGAGCGGGTAGATACGATATCTGCTCTGTTAGCAGAAATGACCCGGCCCCCGGAAAATGAGCCGGAAACGAAAAAAGCCATAACCGGCAACAAGGCCCGGAAACAGCGATAATCTGGAAACGAAATGAGAACGGTAACATCGGAGGAAGCTTACAAATATGGTCGAGCCGCTTTCGGCCTCGGGCTACATGATGTAAACCTTTTTGTTAACATATTTGCTGGTAGCAATGAATGCGATAATTTGATCGAATGGCGGCGCGGTTTCACGGATGCCAAGAATGAAGTAGAAAGAAAACCTACAGATAAGATTTCAACCCGTACACAGCTAAAGGCAGAATTGAAATCTGTCCTTAATCGCTGCATAAGTGGCTCGCTATCATTAAACGATATTGTGACAACGATAGGCGAACACCTTTCCGATGATATAGCCGTGGAGATGTGGACACAAGAAGAACATCACGATGACGCGGTGCGCCGAGCAATGGGCACAGATTGATGAGGACATGTTTGAAACAATCTTAATAGCAGTTGGGGCCGGTTTTGTAGGTGGCATAGTTGGGTATTTTATGGGCACCTATATCATGGATAAACTAAGGTGATGATATGCCAGATTACGTTCTACTTATTGTTATCATGGTAATTGCCGCTATTCTTCTGCGACTAGGATCGATCTACGGCCAAAGAAAGGAGCACGACAAGAATCCACAATACTTTCCCGCACGAATGAACATCCTTGCACAAAGCCACTGCACACTGAAGCTTATAGAAACCGGTGAAATATTTGAGCTTGGTCGCGGAGACACGTTAACTCTTCGGGGCTTTCAACTAGTAGAATCGGTACAAGTAGTTGCTGACATGAACATTGATGTTGATATTGGTGATCTATGAGTAATATTCCTTTGCGACACCTACTTAACACCGATGGAATAGCTGAACGATTGCGAACCGGAAGGGGAAACTACACAAGAGAATTCATGGCTGTTCAATTAGGTAAATGCGTAAAGACCATTAAGCGGTGGGAAACCGGCCAATATGCTCCAGACCTTGCTAATACAAAGCTATGGGCCGAGATAACCGGCTCTGATGCCTATTGGATGATAACGGGTGTTAAGACCCCGATATTTTGGTTATGAGAGAGATTGAAAACACGCGGAGGGCAGCATGAAAAAGAAAGTATATAAAATCGTAATCCTGGGTTTCTTACTGTTTGTATTAGGATTCCTTATAGGGTATATGGCATATATTGTATATCAGACTCTCTGATGGCCTTGGAAAAAGATGGGAAGTGAACAACCGGCTACATACTACGACCAGATATACGCGGACCCGTGCTTCAGCAAGCCTTGGAACCGTTGGGAGAACGATAAGCGAACGACTCTGTGGCAAGCAGCCGCCAATCTGGTACCTGATCATTCAAACATTATCGACCTTGGCTGTGGATGCGGCCAATTCCCTCAAGCATTGCTGATAGCAAACAAAATCAAATCTTATGCGGGATATGACTTCTCAAACGGGGCCATTATCAGGGCCAAAGCTTTATGGGATTCGTATTGGCCTAAATATGATCATGTTAACTTTTGGGTGTATGATCTTAATAAATGGACCGGCATAGGTGATACAATTAAATATTGTGCCGATTGTGTATATACGCTGATTGAAGTTCTGGAACATATTGAAAACGATGGCAACGTGTTGAACATGATTCCATCTGGAGCAACGGTTGTTATCAGCGTGCCATCATTTGATGATGATGGGCATGTGAGACATTTCCTTGAGCCTGGATCTATTATAAAGCGTTACGGGCACATCGTAGATTTCAAGGAAGAAACAGGCAATTTTGTCCGCATAGCCAAAGGTAAATGGCACCTATGCCGGGGCATAAAAATATAGGGTGATATCATGCCAAAGATGAATCTAACAATTGATATCTACGGAGAAGGGACAAAAATGGCTTGCCGGGATTGCGGAGAATGGCGGGAATGTTGGCGGCAGGAATTTGTATCCGACATCGGCAACCTTGGCTTTAGGCTCCCAGTTCCCTTTTGGATTTGTCAAGATTGCACTACCCGTAGATATCAAAAGGATGATCCTGATGTAATAGTTGCGGTCCACCGGGCCGCTAAAACTGTAATTACATGGGAATAAAATAGCGGGTGACACTATGCCATGTATTAAAGTCAGAGTAAACGGCAAAGTGGTGGGGGCTAGGTTCCCAAGTGGCCGCCGCTTTTCATCTGTGACCAAATGCCGAAAAGCTCAAACGGCCATTCATGCCCGTGGATCTTCCCATCGTAAGCCGAAGCGGAAGAAATAATGGACAATTTACAGATTAACGAACAATTACAAACAGTTCTAGTCTGGACTCTGTTTTGGCTTTGCTGCGCTGTTATAGCAGCTTTCATCTGGCATTGGGTCGAAGGAGATTGGCCCTGGAGTGTATACATAGAACTGTGGAATCTGGTATTTACATAACAATATCCCTTCTAGTAATCCTACATGAATGACAGACTTCTATATTATTTGGCCCGTGTGGTTCTGGATCTAGCAGGTAAAGTATATAACGACGAAGGCGCATTAATCTCTCAAAGAAAGCCAATTGAAACAAGAGATGAAAGATTAGAGCGTACAGTGATTAATCTTAGAAAGTTATCCGATGAATTAACTACCCTAGAAGAAGCCAAACGGAGTTATGACGATAGCCCTATTAACGATATTCCATGAGCGGTATGAGCTTACGGAAATCTACTTGCGCTATTACGAGTGGCTGCAAGGTCTGATATATGAACGCCTTGGGCACCATCTTTGGCTTTGCGGTGTGATAACAGAAGGGGATTCCCGGATGAAGGGCCTTCTTAACAGCATGAATTCATGGCACTGGAAAACCGCCCCCAATAGACCCCTTGCCGCAAAATGGAATTCAGGGATGACGCTGATCCTAGACCCCGACACCGCTGCAATGCTCTATATCGGTAGCGATGATTTTGTAGACTTTGCATACATGGAGCATATGTTTGAATTGCTTCCGGGCGGCTCGGATGTAATCCTGATCAACGATTGCCACTTCTTCGATACGAAGACACACAAATGTATTTACAATGTCTTTACCAAAGTAGGAGCGGGACGCATCATAAGCCGGGCTGCACTAGACAAGGTTGAATGGATTCCTTTTAGATCGAAGTGGGAGGCCACCGATGCGGCAATGGATAAGCGGTTCCGAGATATTGAGATACTCAGCGGGGAAAAAACAAAGTTTACTTGGGAATACGTCTCTACACGGGAAACCGCGATAACCCTCCTAGACGTGAAGACAAGTCAGAACAATATGACCTTTGAGCAGATGCTAGGGCGGCCTCATACAGTTATGCAGGCCGAGAAATTCCTACATGACCGCTTCCCGTCTATAGCCGAGGATCTGTTAGCTCTTACCCCTTGATGCCTTTTGGATATTAACTTTATCACGGAGGAACTCTACCAAGAATCCACCAGCACCGATTATAATTGGCAATATAATCGTAAGCACGGGGCCTACATCCGACCACCCCTGTAAGTCTCCCGTGATTGCCGTTACAGCAGCGATAGCGGCCAGTATCAATGCCCTGCCAATACGGTTCCCGATAGGGTTCTTTTCCATCGATTCCACCATGATTATTAACAGATCATATCCAAGATACAAGAAATGGAAGAAATAGTTACTGAGCGGATAGAGAATCCGCATAACGATCCCGCCGAAGTATTGAACGATCCCGAGTGGATCATCCAGCGAGCAACCGATCTTGCCGATGCATTATATGAGGATCTTAAAAATGGGCATTTCACCGGAAGCTTCAACAAGGTACTCCAATCGAGATGCCTTCGGATACTATGGCTGTTAGCCAAATACGAAAAGGAATATGCCCCGAAGCCCAAATACGGATATATCCCAACAGCCTTTAAGTGGATAAAATCCGCTGTCAGAGAAGAAGAGGACACGCTTATCTATCCATAAAGCACATCGTGAAACTATAACGATTTATTCGTATTATAATAAGCAGATTGGGGTTTTCTGATAAGGTTTTCCCCAATCTGCCCAAAAGGAATAGTCCACGGGCTGTTCCTTTTTGTTTGGGCCTCCCGCCGAGGCCAGTCTATACCGGCAGGATATGATGATGTAACGTCATCACGGCGAGTACCAATAGCCGAGACAAGCGGCCCGGACCGCTTCATCAAATCGAGAAATGGCACTTGTAAAAGTTAAGCACGATGGTAATGAAATCGAAGTAGAGCTTCCTGAAGGATACCAGCACCAAGACGAGATAAGGGATAAGTGGCTATTGAAGAGCGTTGTTGGTGATCAGTATGTGTTAAAAGCGGAAGTTGACCGGAGATTTCAGAAATGGGTTAAGAGAGACGAAGCAAAGGATGATCCAACCGTAATAGCTGCTGTACTTGAGGCACACGGAAAGAACAAACCAGCGGATATCGATTTAGAAAAGGCCAAGTCAGATTGGAGCGATAAAGAGTTAGCTCCTGTATTGGCATTCAATAAGTCTTTGCTAGGTACGGTAAGGGGTAGCGCAATTCGAGACGCTTCCCGCTCCGCAGGATTCGACCCCTTGTATACGGATAATCCTACTGAAGATGTACCAAGCTATTTTGAGTCAGCCTTCGGTGATCGCCTAGAATATGACCCATCTCTAAAGTATTTCGTTGCCACCGATAAAGCGGGAAACCGCCTAGCTGCACAAGAGCCGACAACGCTTCGACCATACGCCGATGCCAGCGAGCTTTTTGTAAACCTCGCCGCTGATGAGAATTGGAAGGGATATCTATCGCGTGAACCCACGAATAACGATTCCAGATACAAGGGGAATGACAAAATAGCCCGGTGGTACCAAACCTCGTGGGGATATGACGATTGATGATAAAGTGGCATTTATCTCAAAGCATGGTCAAGAAGCGTATGAGAGTTTACCGATGAAGTAAGACGGCTCAAGAAGCCGTCACAAAACAACTCATACGATGGCTATTGGATTACATACCGATTTCAGGGTATTCGATGAACAATTTTATGGCGGGATGAATGAAGTGCTGCAACAAGAAGCAAATGTATTTAACGCAGCTTCGAAGAACGCCATACGTTTAGTAACCCGCGCAAGCCGTGGGCATTTCGACGAGGAAGCATTCTTTGATGCGATTACGACACTCGTTACGCGCCGTGACATTGCTTCCTCGGCAGCGGCAACCGATGCCCCGCTAACTTCCGATGAATGGAAAAGGCCCAAGGTCAACCGCAAGATCGGCCCGGTGGCAAACACCATCGATTCCCTTCGCAAGATTTCGTCCAGCCCCGAGCGGTTCAGCTTCCTTCTTGGACAGCAAGCTGCACAGGCAAAGATGGAGGATTGGCTGAACACACTGCTGATCTGCGGTACAACTACCTTCCAGAAGAACACCACCGGTGGCCCAAGCGGTTTAGGGACATTTATCGACAAAAGTGGTGCCGCTGGCAATACGCTCGAATATAGTTTCCTTGTCGATGGCCTTTCAACTTTCGGTGACAAGGCTTCCCGAATCGTGGCTTGGGTGCTCCATTCTAAAGCAGTCAACGACTTGCTTAAAGAATCGATCACGATTGTAACGGATCGCGTTGCCGGGGCCACGATTTTTGAAGGCGTTGCCGGTTCTCTTGGCAGGCCGCTGATCGTCACGGATTCAACTGAACTCGTTAACACCGATGGTATAACAAGCGGCACGGATAGCTTCTTTACCCTTGGCCTTACGGCTGACGGCCTGGTGGCTATAGACAGTGAGGACGATCAGATTGTATCCGATCTCATCACCGGGCTGGAGAACCTCGTGATGCGCTTCCAGGGTGAGTTTGCGTATAACGTAGGCGTAAAGGGCTATACGTATACGGATTCCACGGTCAACGCCACAGATGCCGCTCTTGGCACTGCTGGCAACTGGACGCAGCAGATGGCGAACCTCAAAAGTACCGGCGGCTTTATCATAGAACACGCCTAATTGACGATTGGGAATCGTCATATTGAATCAGCTTGTTTATATCAAGGGAAGATTTCCCACCCAGGATGAAGCGCTTGCAATTGAGGCGCTGAAGGCTAAAGCCCATGGACCTTTGCACTATCGCAATACATCCAAGTGGCAAGGGGAGGCAGAATCCGGGTATGATTCGGTGTATGCGAATCTACCCGACGTGAAAAAGCGATATAAACAAGAAGGCGTGGAAGTGCATCCCTTGCGTAAGCCCAGAAAGGCAAACTAATGCCACCATATTTTAATATATCGGCAGACCTTGACCTCCTTCCCCCTGCTGTTGCAAAGCGGGAGGATATTGAAACGCTTGCGGTAGAAGCCGAAGCTGATCTGATTAATTTCTACAGCTTCGGCCCCCAGGATGTGCTAGGTTCTCCCCTTCACGATAGCAGCGCAATACAAACAGGGTTTGAAAACCTTACCCTGTCAACGGAAGATCCTTCTGTATTCTTGCGCTTTTACAAAGTCGATCCAACGCTCTTGACGACTACGCAAGAGCTAGCTTTTAAGCTCGCAATGCAACGGGCAATAGCCAAACTGATTACGATCCGTGGAGCGCAAACGGATACCAATGCCCTCATTAAATCTGAGGGCCGAGGGCGACGAAGGGTAGAATACTTTGATCAGGCTAATGCAGCCAATGAAGGTTTGCCGAACAGCGTGCAGAAATGGTTACGCGTCTATGATGCCCGGCCAAGAGTATATGCCATCTGATTGTCTATCAGATTTATGAACTACCCACACCACATCGTTGTAACTAGCACGCCACTAACGATTGGTGCCGCTGGCAAAGCTGTTGAGGGAACCGTTGTGACCAAGTTTACCGGGTTTTGCGACTTTCAAGAGAATGATCGCCGCTTTGATATAGACGCAGGTATAAATAGCGCAAACGGATCGGCTCAAACATTCTTCCCTGAAACGATCTTGCCGCTTGGTTTCATCAAAGGGGATAACGCTACGGTTACGCTCGAAGACGGATCTACCGTTGTTGGGGTGTTTGACCGCATAGACTTTCTTGATGATTCAGTCTTGTTTCTGCGTAACTGACGATTGGGAATCGTCATATGGTTATCCTGAATATTAAAGGTTTTCCGGAAGCCATAAGAGGTTTTGATACCGCTAACAAAAAGACGATTAAAGCGGCTCGAAAGGGACTCTTTGACACGGCTATTGTTGTTCGGGACACTGCAAAGCGGCTTGTACCTGTTGATACCGGAAGGCTCCGTGATTCAATCGGTATCTTTGTAGATACTCCGGATCGGCTTACTGTCTTTGCTGATACGCCTTATGCAGCGGTTATCGAATTCGGTTTCCAGGGTTCACAAATTGTGAGGCAGCATGAAAGAACGCAATCTGTTGTTTTTGGGCGGCCAATCACGCCAATACGTGTAACGGTTCGCGGCCATGTTCGCTTTGTCGATAGAAGGCCAAAACCTTACTTGCGACCAGCGGGTGAAATCGGTGGGTCTAAAATGCAAGAGATTATCGGTAAACGCGTAAATGCAGTTTTGTGATAGAGAATCACAAATATGAGTCGCTCGCCACTATTTGATCTGCAAACCTCACTTTTTACAGCGTTGGTAGCCGGTGTAACTTCAGCGACCATTTATGATTGGTTGCCCGATCCAATCAGTTTTCCTTATGTGCTGATGGAGCGGGAAGAGATGAGGAGCATTGACGACAAAAGCGGCCTACTTCAAACAACTTCGGCACAGCTTCTCATCGTAAGCATAGAACCAGACCGGGAAGAGTTAAAGAAGGTTTATGATGAGGTTATGATAGAACTCACTACCAAGCTAGTTCTTGCAAATAATTGGATAGTTGTTTTTCAGCCCAGACAACCGATAACGACTACTGAACGCGTCACAACGCATACCAACGAACAAGGGCATGCGGCAACCTTGGTTTACACATTTCAACTTCAAGATACATCTTGACGATGTAGTATCGTCAATAAGTAATGCTCGATAGGGCATGGAGTTACTACGATGGCTAACACGCGCCATGTCGGAAATGATTACAATTTTCACGTCAAGGCAACCGTGCCCTCGTCCCCGGCAGTGATCACGGAATATGATCAGCTTGGGTTAGAGATCGGGCATGTCTTAACCCAAACGGGAGAAGAGATCCCGGCAGTTGATAAAGATAGCGGAGGTTATACTAACACCTTCGTTGGACAACAGTCCTATCAACTAACCATCACCGGTCATCTTGCCAAGGATAGCAACGTTGCTCAGAAGGTCCTGGAAGATGCTGCGCTTGCTACCACACAAGCGGCCAAACTCATATTTTGGCTTTCTACATCTGATACGGTGGGAGAAGATGAGCGCTTTGGGAGTGCCCGGCTAATCTCATTCGAGATCACCGAGAACGTGAACGAAGCCTCTACCTTCAGCATTACTATTGCCGGTGTCGGTGCATACACGCTCGCTGTTGGCGCATAAATTCGGATAGTCTATCCGATTAATTAATGGAAAATCATACCGGAGAAGTCAAGCTTGAGGTTGACGGGAAGACCTATAAACTAAAGCTCTTGCATAAGATGGTCCACGATGCCGAGGATCTTCTTGATCAATCGGTATCCTTTTATACCGGTGGGGATATCACCTTCATGGGCACGATGGGGTTTGTAATGATGCAAGGGCAGCATGGCATCGAATCTGAAGATGATATTTACAGTCTTATGGATGCCGATGCCCAGGCTGTGAATGAGGCCATCCGGGAAGCTACTGCCCTTTTTTTCCGGCTGCACTACGCAGCGAAAAAGCCGAAGCGCAAAAGGGGAAGGCCGAAGAGTCAGATCGGGGATCCGATTGGGAAGAACTCATCAGAGTTGCAATCAGAGCAGGCTTAACGGAGCGTCAATTCTGGAATATGAGCCTCAGGGAACTGGATCGGCACTCCTCAGCAGTTTCAGAGCAGCGCGTAGAAAAAGATAAAGCAGAATGGCTAAGGACAGCAGCCTTGTCAGCTATAGTCGTCAATACGTTAGGAGCGCTGAACTCAGATCCAAAGAAAGGTGGTTGGAAACAGATTTCCCCTATGGAGTTTTATAACTCATGGATGGGAGAATCTGATGAGCAAAGCGATTTACGAGGCATAGATGAGCGGGTAGAAGCAGCGACAAAGAGACGTAAGGCCAAAATAAAAAGACAAACAGAAGCTGATATGTGGATTAAGCCCGGAGAATTTGATAGGCGCAAAAAGCAAATTGAGCAATATTTTGATGTAAAGCTCAAGAATGCCTATAGGCTATCATTTCATGATACTGAGAGAAATAGCCGCATTGAGCTAACGCCCGATCAAGAAAAGGCAGATCAGGGGGTCCGCATTGATTGGGCCGAATGCCTCATAGACTGCCAGAATAAGGCTGGGGTTATAATATGGGCCAGCACAGGCTCTACAGATCCTGCCGAGCCGCAAGACACGCCGCAAGACACGCCTCTAGATCCGGATCAAGCTGAGGCTCATTCAAATACCGCGCCACAGGATGCTGAATAGTAAAGTGGCTAATAAAATAGCTATCTGATGTTTCATGGCTGAAGTCGGGAAAATTAGCGTAGCTGTTGAACTCGACGCGCAAAATGCAGTCAGGCAGCAGCAGCAATTTCAGAAGCAACTGAAACGATTTGCGCGGGATTCTAAGCAGGCCGCTGATGCCCTTAAGCGTCAATCTACAGTCGTTAATATATTCGGTAGGGAAATAAGGTCTGCAGCATCCCCTGTCAATATATTAGCCAAGCAACAGGCACAGCTCAAAAAGCAGGGAATCGCCACAACTTCAAGCTTACAGAAGCAAATTATAGTTCTTGGTAATCTAAGGAAACGCTTCAAAGATGATGCCGTTGCAGTTAGAGAGCTTGATAAACGTCTCGGGAAGCTAAAAGACAGGCTTGAAGGTCTTGATCCGGTATTTGGCCAAGCACGTCGTGGTACCCGTGGACTCGGCACAGCATCTGCTGCAGCAGGACAAACAGCCATCCAGTTTGGAAGGGGCCTTGAGGATCTCAGCTTCGGCTTTGTTGGTGTTGCTAATAATGTACCTGTCTTCCTCGAAGCTCTGGATAGAACAAGAGTAGCATCCAAACTTGCTGGAACAAGTCTTACCAAAACACTCATCACCAGCCTTTTAGGACCCACAGGACTTATTGTTGCATTTCAGGCTGTAACGTTTGTTGCGCTCACTTTCGGGGATGATATTAAGGCTGCATTTGGCGTAGCAGGCAAAGCAGCGAAGAAGGCGCGGGACGAAATAGCTTCAGCACTTGAGGAAATTATTGATTTTGGGGAAGAGGTATTCGGTGTTACTATTGAGACAGAGGATTTAAAGAAGGTTGAAGAGAATCTGTCGAAAACGCTGAATCTTCGTAAGCGCTCTCTAAAAGCCGAGAATGATACACTGAAATCCCTGCAAGACCAACTGGGTGAATTGACGAGGGCAGCTCGGGAGAGGGGGAAAGCAACTGATGCGGAAAATAAACAATCACGGTCACTAGGAAAACGACTACAAACCCAACGGCTCCTAATTGCCGAGGCTAAAGAACTTGTAACCGATTCAGAATTAGAGCTAGCTGCTATTGAAGCTCGATTAAAACTTCAAGAGCGACAGCTACGGCTTCAAAATGATCTATTGGACGCCGGGGGTAAACTTACAACAGAAGTCGAAGAACAGGCAGAAGCAGCAGCGAAAGGTGCAAAATCGGCAGAAGAGATTGCAAAAGCATTTGAGCGCGTAACCCGAGCCATCGAAGAAGCCCAGGCAGCAAGGCTTACGGGGCTTTTGGGACCCAGTATTGAAGATATTACTAGAGGGAAAAGGCCGGGTATATTAACTATTCCAATTGGTTTAAGAAGGCCGAGTCTTGATCCTACTTTCGGGAGAATCGAAGACGCAGGAGACAGGGCAGCACGTGCAGCGGGTAAATTTATAGTGTTCCAGAAGGCTGCTGCGAGACTTGGAGATGAATTGAGAGCAGGTGTCATTAATCCCTTGGAAGCAACAAGGGCCAAGATTAAATTACTTGAAAAGGCAATAAGAGAGCTTCTTGATGCTGGGTTTGATCCGGCCTCCGATGAAGTACAGCAGTTCAGTGAGCAGCTTGCTATTCTCAATGGTCAAATTAACATGACCGCTGAAACTTTCGGTGTGTTCGGTGACGCTGCTGACGCAGTTGGGGATTTTGTCGGTGATGCCGTAAGTGGGTTCCAGGAAGTAGGCACGGCAGCGGAAGAGTTACGGGCAATACTCCGAGGACTTCTTAGGGATCTAATTGCAGCAGCAGCTAAAGCAGCTATATTCGCTGGAATATCTGCTCTTACTGGTGGTACCGCTACATTCGGCAGTTTCTTCAAGAAGTTTATCGGCCTTCAAGCCGGTGGCATAGTAACCCGCCCAACAGCGGCTATCCTTGGTGAGGCGGGGCCTGAAGCGGTTATTCCACTAAGTCGGCTCGGCAATCTTAGTAGTCCTCAAGCCCCTACCCGCTTAGAAGTAGTAGCCTTTCGCGTCTCAGGCGGTGATCTTCTATTAACTCTAAAAGAAGCCCAGGCCGCTGAAGGCAGAGGCTTAGGTGGCATTGCACTTAACAGTTAGGCTTTTTATATCATTAATAATTCTTATGGCTTTCGGTACTAAATGGACCGTACAGGTTAAGCAACCCGAGACTTCTGGTATATGGAAGGCTTTCATCAAGGAACGTGACTATGTGGGAGGCAATACGGACCTCGATCCCGGTGAAGGGCCTATCACTATAAGGTATTCACCAAGCGGGGAATTTGCAGGAGAGGCATACGCCAATATCTATACATCGGCATGCAGGGTTGATTTCATTGACGATGGAACGGGACTCCTTAGCGAGATTTTGCAGGGTGACGATGAGCAATTCCAGATTGTCGTTGAGGAAGATGCTGTAACCGAGTGGACCGGCTTCGTAGTTCCTGACAGCTACGGATACAGACCTTTCATACCCGGCCTATCGAGCATAACGGCAATAGACCGAATATCTATCCTCGACAATATCCGCTATTCAACAAGCGCTGGTGTCCCATATGCAGGCCGCGAGACACTAATCAAGATCCTCTCCCGAGCACTAGAGCCGATAAATCTAGGTCTAGGGTTTGCCACCCATATGAATTGGTATCCGTTCATCGCCAGCAATAACCTGGACGCAACGGATGACCCGATGGTTAACCTGTTAGCCGATCAGGATAACTTCCAAGACGCAGACGGCAACCCGTTTTCATGCGCTTACATCCTTGAGCAGATCGTGCAGAGGTTCCATCTGCGCCTATACCAAATCAGAAACAGGTGGCACCTAGAACAGAGGCGTAAAAACATATTTGATAGCTCGGGAACGGATGTATATAAAGTCCATCAATATGACAAGGCAGGAGTCGTTGACAGCCCCGCTACGGCAGAGATAAATGCGCGGCTAACAGTCAGTGAAAGCGGCCTCAACGCCATGATAGGCCCAACGGCAACAGGCACAGTGCCTATCGGTGCCGCTTCAGTGATATATTTCCACGGCGACCCATTTCAGAACCTTCTTAGCAATCTCAGCTTCGAGAATCCCGCGCCGAGTCTGAATGACTTCTTTACCGGCACTATATTAGTTGATGATAATGGTGGCCCACCCCAAACAGGAAGCACCCTGCATATCGACGGGTTTACAGGCCCAGGAACTAGCTTTGTTGCTGGCTACCGCTTTACAATCGCTGGAGACCCAACAGAGTATAGAACAACGGCAACAACAACTCTAACAGCGTTTCCTCCTGGTGAAGGTGACATGGCGATTGCGCCCCCCATAGTAACAGCACCAGCAGACAACGCAGCAATAACCTTCCTGCCATCTATCGGCAACTGGGTCCGCGATGATACGGCGTTTACAACCATATTAGATCCAGGTACAGAAGCAGAAGGGGATGTGTTTGCTCTTGTCGTTCCTGTTGAATTCAGCGTTAAAGCCTTCATCTTCAACAGAAAGGTTTTCCAAACCTCAACCGAAATCTTAGGTGGTGGCGCAGGGCTTAAGCTCAAAACGGAATGGAATATAAAGGTTCCAGGTATTGAGGATGTAACGACAGAGCTTATTCATGCATGGAAATTACAGGTAGGAATCTACTGGTTTAAGTGGATCGATACGACATGGCAGACCACAGAGGTAATAAATGAGGTAGACCTTTTCAACTTTGGGTGGCCTCAAGATGCATATAGGGTCTTCCGTATCACAACAGCCGAATTACTAGACGGCTCAACGCCTATCTCTGGGGATTTTATCCTGACATTCTACGAAGGAAAGGAATTTGACGACACAGTAGCAACGTCGAATGTGACCACGATGCAAATCGACAATGTGTTGCACCCACAGATTGTCCGCGACGACGGTACTATAGCAGGAGAAGCAACGCGCACCAGTATACAATTGTCTGATAATCTCAACCGTACAGAGCCCATAATACCTCAATTCATCATGGGCGATGGCCCTTCACAAGGCCATGTATCAAGGCTTACAGTGTTTGATTCTGCTGGAACCGAGCAGGATATCACAGCAGATTGGTCTTACCTGCCTTCAACTATAGCCACAGGAATATCGCTAGACCAATTTTGGGCTAATACCTTGCTAAAAGAGTTTAAGAACACGGCAAGGAAGTTTAGGACCGGCATTCACTCACAGCATTCAACAGAACCCCTAAGACCCTTCCATAATCTTGTCATTGCCAACCCTAATGATTCGAATTCCCCGGATTACCTCTGGCAAGACCTTGTATATAGACCCGGTGTTAACCACGCTATTGCAGAAGGCACTTATACACAATTCAATGAAGGCGCAGGTGGCAACGCACTATGTACCGTAAACGTAGATCCCCGTACCGTTGCAAGCTTGGGGCTCTCTATTGAGCAGGGCCTTCCGTGTGACAGTACCACAGTATTTACCC